AAGCCAAAACAACGCCCACACAGGGGCGCTTCCGCCTGCTTTCGAGGCCCGTGAGAATGATTCCCCCATCCGTTTCCTTCGGCCTTGGCAGAATCTCGACCGCGACATGCCCATCCAGCATTCTCAGTCGCTTAGACGCGCTTTCGCAATCAATGGACGCGGCTGACTCTAACCCTGTGCAGCGGATGGGTCTCATATTTGTCAAGGTCCTCCAAGTCGTCTACTACGTAAGGGCCGCCTGAAAACGATTCGCCTTGGCACTCCCACTTCTTCCCAACCAGTTTGCATATGAAGGCGTGCTTGCGGCCAGGGTTCGTTACATACCGGCACATCGTTTGAGTCTTGAGCACTGCTACCGGCACATCTTCTACAACAGGACTGCCTTTTGGGAGCTTTTCAAGCTCTTTGATAGCCCTGGCCTTCCTCAAACGGTCCCCTGCGGCCTTTCGGGCCTCTTCCGACATTGGCTTTCTTCCCATTTCTTTCTCCTACGTTCTGGCGATTCGAGTCGCTTTCCCCTGCCCAAAGTGCATAATGTTCTTCCGAACTTCGACCAAAACACTCTGATGTGCGTCGTTGCAATTGTGAACGAGTATGCCATTTGCGAAGAACTCATGTTCACCATCAACCGTTAAGTCGTACACGTTCGCGGTCCCATCGGGTGAGACGCCCCGCACAACGTTTACCGCAAGTACGGGTGCAACTTGCAGCGGAAGTCTCAAACGAGTTCCCGCAAACCGTACACGTTCTGTTGGCTCCAATCGGCCTTTGGCTGCGTTGGTGCCCTTGCCGACATCGCATGGAACAGTACCGAGCCGCATTTCCTTTGGCCTCATAGTCAATCCCGCAAAAATCGCAACGCCTGATCCGAGTAGGTTGTTTCCCGAACTTGCAGCGAAGCGCATGGACACGATGCCATTCAATTCCTTCTGTGGACCCATGCCACGCTTTTGCGGCATCACGAGCGGCAGCAATGCCCTTCTTCCCATTCGCGGACAATTTCTCAAAATGCCTGCCGCTGAGATGGTCGAACGGCGAAAGGCACTCAAGATTTTCAAGCCGGTTGTCTGCGCAATCTTCGTTTTTGTGGTGGACGTGGGACCCTTCTGGGATTGGCCCGTTCGATTTCTCCCAAACATAGCGGTGCAGATATTCGCGCCTGCCGTCCACGTAACCTTTGAAGTAGATACGATCCGATCTGCGAGGCGAATCTGGATACCGAACGAATCGGCTTTCGCCAACCCATATTTCCTCTGCGCCAATTCTGCTTTTCTTGGGTCTTCCACCAGGCATGATAAAAGCATACCAGATTGAATGGCATCAGCGCGACTAAACTCCCCGTCAGCGTGAACCAGGTGGTTTGCGGTAACGCGGACGGTTTTGCCGTTGGATGCCAATACTTTTAGTACTGGCGCATTGTTCGCTGTCTTGCCAGACCATGAAACGCGCCTTAGCCCCTTGCGAGTCCACACCCTGTCGCCAACGGCGACACGTTCGATTGGAACATCCCCGCGCTCCGTAGCAACCAGCGACCCCTGGGCGAGACAATGGCTAAACATGTTCTTTACGGGCTTCAAATACACCATTCCTGGCCCTGCTTCGTCATGCGCCTTCGACGGTCTAAGGCAATACGCGCCCCTCATGCCTTCCACCAGCACCGGGCACCCTTGCTCGCAGTAGATTACCCTTTGCTCCCACTTCGCTTCGTGATCGCCCTCCTGAGAAACCCAATCGGATAGCGCCCAAACTACCGCATCCTCTCTTTGTGGCCAATTGTTCGATATCCGCTTGATCTTGAAACCGCTTTGCTTGGCAATCTCGTAGGCGGACCGGCCTTCCGATCCACTCTTTGTCATAACGGTCTCATCGCCTACGTGGATCAAGTCCTGCCAAAATGCGGGAAGGCGCTCCTGCAACTTCTGACGCACAATTGGAGCAAACGTGCCCATTGCCATATTGGTCATCGGAGCAAGCTCAAACAGGAAATGAATCTGCCCCTTTGGGGTGATCTGCGCTACTACCACCGCTGGCCGCAAGGTCATGCCGCAATCCCAACCGACGTAATATGTAGACTTTGGAATTAAAGGTATCGGTTTCTTGCGAAATGCAATTGGCGCATGGCGCTCGTACACGAAGTCCCTGAACACCGGATCGCCTTCAGCAATTGTCTCGTCCATCTCCATTTCCCTCAGCCATTCCGAGAGCGGTACGCCCCGCATGGCCTTTGCTTTCCACGCTGCGCCCTCCGGCGTGGCAGGGTCCTTGGACGGGTCTGCCGAGTAGTGAAGCCTGACGACCCTGGCCCCTTCCTGGGTCATGTAGGCATCGCATCCGTGCGGGAAGCTCACGCCTGGATCACCTTGCTTCGCTCTATGTCGAGCAGCCCTTTGAAGCGCCCTGATAGATGTTTGAGGATTATCAAGAGGCCCTGCATTTCATCGAGCGGTTCTTCGACGGGGCTCTCAAGAGGACTCCCGTCAAGTCCGATAATCCTTGTCCTCGAATGATCCCGGAAGTCTGGCTCCCGCCGATGTGATGCTGGACAACAACCACAACCCGGTCTTCAAACTGAACCGGCGTCTGAATCTGCTGGATAGCCATAAACCCCCCGCGCCTTTTCCTTGATTGCGATCCACTCCCGGTTTGCGCTCGCATTGGCAATCGCTACCGCGTGTCCTCCCTTCTCACCAGGAGGACCTTGGCAGACGATATTGGCTTGGCCCCAAACTGCCTTCACCCTCGCGTAAAGCGAAAGCTCCTCGCACTTGGCCCGCTTCGCGCCGCCGCCCTGAAACGAATCGCGGTCGGAGTTTACTGCAATGAACATGGCTCCGTTCGGGAACACCAACTTGTCTAACCCCTGCTTGGCCGTGTTGCCTTCGGTAATAGCGTTAGGCAATCCCCAAGCGGGAAACCGCTTCTGGATGTCGTCGTAGATGAACCAGGACCGCCATACGAAGTCCTTTGCGCCACCCTTGCCCTCGTACTCCCTGCCACCGTCCAAAATGTCTCCGGGCTCAATCCCTACGTCCCATACGTCTAGAGCGCACATGATCCAAGAGATGATGAGACGCCGAGACTTGAACACGATGAATGGCTCACCGCCCGACTTTGCCATCCACCAGTTCCAAACGAGGAACCTTACGTACTCCTTTTTGGGAATCGGAACGGCTTGCCCAGTCGTTTCAAGCCTCGTGCGAACGACCTCGGTGAGGAACCGATACGCGGCCTGCCAAGAATCTTCCCCGTAAGGCATCGGCCAAAGTGGGCCGCGACTCTTCTCGAACATCCGGCCAATGTCGCCCTGCAAAAGCTCAAGCAATGCGGCGGGCTTCATGTCCGTAATCTATCTTTTCTTCCTGAGAATCGTAAATCAATCTCTGACCCCCAATTGGAACGTGACGAATATCCGGCCCGGCCTGAGCACGCCTGTCATGCCTCGTAAATCACCCTCGTGCGCGTGCGTGCCTAATGTCAACCGAGCCCAACCATCTGAACCGATCCGCCCTGAGAGCCGAACCCCTGACACATCGCCTTCGACATCCCCGCCCCTGCCGACAACCATCCGGGCAGGCCAATTGCCCCAACGGCCCTCCCAGGACCCGGCATAAGGATTGACACCGCCGCCGCCGCAACCCGCGAGAACGAACACCAAAAGTAAAAGAACCCTCATTCTCGCACTACCTCTTCCCAATCGTCAGCATTTGTATTGTCGGAACCAAATCCGACAATACATATGCTGACGATTGGGCATGGCGACGTGTCGAACTTCAAAGCCCAACCGCCTGCCGAGTCGTTGCGGAAGTCTGGCCGCCCCCAGTGGAAAATCCCGGAAACACCGTTTGGACGCCGTAAAAGAACCCCATCCGGGTATTTCAACATGGCTTCGATAAGAGTCATCCCTGTACCGCCTCTTCCCACTTGCTCATTTCGGCAGTGCCCCCGTTTCCTCCCAAACCCTGATTGACTCTTGCCAAATACCTTGAGAGAAATCCCCCCGGCGCTCCAATATCCGCCGAATCGCGGCAGGAGTCCGATAACGCCTTCGCATCTCTTGATCGTCGTCCTCCGGTACCCCACCCCGAACGAAACGGTACCCGCGTGCCAAACCGTCGGACATGATGTCCCACTCCGGATGCCCGGACTCCGCGCTCGGACGAACTACCGCCAAACCCGGTAACTGAGCCACCAAGCTCCCGTTCACATTGTGCGAAGGACCGTTCACATTTTGAGGCCCACCGTTCACATTTTCGTTCACATCTGCCGAAATGTGAACGGGCTCCTCCGAAATGTGAACAGGGATGTGAACGGTCTTCCCTAAATCTGGAGCCGCACCGTGAACATCCCTGATGACATTTCCCCACGCCGTTAACGATTTCCCGCCACGGGATACCGCCATTGCCAACGCAGACTTGCTCGCGCCTACGATCTTTGATGCCTGATCGTAACTTAAATTGAACTCAACTAATAGTGACTTGAACTCATTGCCATCCATGTGTAACACCCATGTGATACAGTATAACACATGTGACCGTTCACATTGGGGATTTTTTGCAAAAAGGCCCGTGTGGTGGGACCCCCCCGCGCGCACCCCCAGCCGCCCTGGGCGAAGGCACCCGGCCCCCCTCCCTCGCGCGTGCGCGCACACGCTCAATCGAACCCGTTTGAACCTGGCGACGCCGTGGATGCCCCTGCAAGCCACGTACAGGCACTTTCAGAGCGTTTGAACCTGAGCCATGTCGTTAGAACCCTCTTTCGTTCCTTGCCACGAGCCTGCGCTCACACGTTGCCCCACAGTAGATACGTCCATCATCCTTAGCAACCTTGCCGCAAGCCGGGCACCGGTGGGGGCCGATGGGAGCACCACGCTCATCTGTGGGAACGGGCTCCTCTTCCTCGGGGTTTAGTTGCACAAACTCCAGTAACGACTCCCAGTCAATACATGCAAGCGGAGCTTCTGACAACTTGCACATACTATGGAACCCTACGTGACACGATCGACACATGACGAACAGGTCTTCGTGACTCTCACAGGTGATGCGCTCGTAACTGTTATGGTGAACCACGAGGGCGCTCCTTGCAGCGCATGTCTGGCACCGATAGCCAGCCCGTGACAGCACGGCTTCCCTCAATTCGATAAAGTGAGAAGTCCTCAAATATGCGTCGTAAAGACGAGCCTTTTGAATGTCATCCATGTACTTATTATACCACCAGGGGGAGGGTCAAACGTGCCCGTGCGTGTCACGTAGGGGCTGTGCGAACCTGCGAACGGGCTACCCAGGTTCAGGTTCGAGGGAACCTGTGGACAGGGCGTCCGCTTCCTCGTGCCATCCGCCGGTAGCCGACTCTAGCTGAGCGGCTACCTGCTGGGCCATTGCCTCTAACCTGGCAGGCAGATCGGGCAGGTCCGAGAATACAAGGCTGGCAACGTGCAGAGCTAACCGTAACGCCATAGGGTCGTCGAGCTGCACCTTGGTGATCTGCTCTACCTTGCCGTAAAGCCGCTCAAGCAATCGATCGAGGAGCGCAGGATTGTGCCGAGCCCACGCCTCGAAAGCGGACTCCGTGACTTCCTCAACACGCTCCTTGAGTTTCCGCTCCGTTGCTGCATTGAGAGCGTCAAGAGCGGTCTTAGACTCCTTTTTAGCCTGCCGCATGGCTTTGGTGAATCCGGGTCCTGGTGTAGGGATGTGGCACCCGTTCGAGTCACCTGTATGGATCCTCCCGACTCCATGCGAGGGCACCCTCATACGTTCCGGGTGTTTTGCGGGTGATTCACTTCCTAGACTTGCCATGAACTCTGTTGTACCCCTTGGTTAGGCTTGTGTTTTCTGACGGTCCTGTTCGGACTTCCTAGGTTGGACGTGCTGGTAGATTTACCAGTTTTGAGGGAATTCGCTTTGATCGTGTGTAGTTTGACGATAGTTGTGGTATAGTATCAATGTGAGTCTACAAAGGCTCGCAGGAGAACCGACAATGACTACAAAAGAGCGAGCACTCTGGACGGCGGCGGTCACTCAGATGGTTTACGACGCCTTTACTGCCGCCCGCGAATCCGAGAAGACGTGGCTCCGATGCGGGGCCAAAGAGAACCCAGCTTCAGAGCTTGACATGCTCTCGACTGCCATTAAGCATGTCAACAGCCACGCCTGCGAGTTTGCCGGTCTGTTCCCCGAAGACGCCGCATGGGAAGCGGAAGCGGAAGCACTCGCCGAGTGGTCCGACGCACACTCAAAAGACTTCCCACTCCTGCGAAAGCGAATCCGCACAGTTCCGGCCTAGCCCCAACTCCCCAGGAATCCCTGGGGAACCTCTCCCCCTGCCCCTCACGAGAGGCAGAGGGAGCGGGAGCCCGCTCAGGAGAACCGACAATGAAACGCAGCACGACAATGAACTACAAAGCGCGGCCTCGATGGGCCAAGCCGCTCTCACAGCGCCTTTACACAGAGTTGTGTAAAACCCACGGCGGCAGAGCAACCCTAAAGGAGCTAAAGCACTGCCTCGTGGCCTGCGAGGATAGCCACCTTCGCTGCTGGCCCTGTTACTGGGCTGGCAGAGAACTGGGGCTCGTCTAACGGCGCTCCCCGCCGCGCTAAAGGCGGGGAAGGAGACACCTATGATCCAGCTAAACTTCAAAATCCCCGAATCCCTGAAGGGCGCGCTTGAGGCGGCCTGCGAGCGGACATTCCAATCGCAGGCGGAATTTATCCGCCAGGCCATCCTCGAAAAACTCCGCCGAGAGGCGAAGGAGGCCGAACGTCGATGACGACGCCCCAACGCACCCAGGCCCTCGGGATACTAGAGCAGGTGGCCTACGACCTCCACCTCTTCCTCCTCGAAAACAGCATCAAACCGATGATGCTGGACGAGGCAGGGCTAGTGGGCCTCAAAAACCTCATGCGCCGCGAGGAGCCGAACCTGTGGCGCGAACTGTGCGAACTCGGCAAGAACGACACAGACGACAGCGAGTTTGTATGGCGCGCCGCACTCGCTACAGACCTGATCGGCGAGATTGGGTAACCACCACGCCGCTTGCGATAGCGGCCACTAAGCCCCGCCAGGAGATCACTGACATGACAGACAGACAGACAATCACACGCAACCGTTACGGAGCCATCTCGCCTGAGCCGGTCAAATACCGTGCCATCGTGCTCGACGCGCAGGTTCAGGGCCTCATCGAGGCTGAGGGTTGTGAATTTGACAGCAGGCGCCGCGGGTGGGCGCTAAACTACGACATCTACGACATTGACATCCCCTCGCGGCGGATGATCGTACAGCGCCGCTATACGGTGGGCGATAAGTACGGCTTGCATCCCACCAAAACCTACCTCCTGATCTCGTGGTTTCGCGGCCGCGCCACCACCGTCGAGGTAGCTCCGGCCAAGGCGCTGATCGCAAAATTGGCTAAAGTCGCCACGCGTTTAGGCCAGGTGGTCGCCCGCGTATGCGACGGCGACACGTCGGTCAAATTGCCCAGCGCATCTATACCTCGCCAGGCCTATAAGCAGCTAGCAGTCGTGGACGGCCAACTGCGGTCGATTTTTTCAGGTCGCCCCTACACCATTGGGGGTACCTACCGCGAATCGGTCAGGAGCCACCACGGCGGAGGGTATTACTGGTACGCAGACAAGCACGCAGCATCGGCGGCGAGCGTGCCAAGCGCAAGCAAGCTGCTCGACGCGCCTCGCGTTGTCGTCCGGCTTCGCGTAGCAGGGGGCGTGCGCAGCTACGGCGGCGGAAAATACGCATCTTCAAGGATGACGATCATGGAGGTCATGGAGGTCTGTGACACTCCTGGCGTGTGACCCGTGCGAGGGGAGGGAGGCCTCCCCACCCCGGCCCACCGGGGAGGAGACTGACTTGACCAACGATTACACCACAGCGTGCCAGATATTGATTGCTCACGCCTCACAGCCGTCCGACCAGCAACTCGCCCACATGGCACTCACGGGCCATGTGGGCTTACGACAGCAACGGTACAACCGATCTGCGGAGCGCATCATGGCTTACCCTACGGGAGATCTAACGCAGGAGCAGCGCGATTTAGTGGCGAGTTTTGTGCGTCCTGCCGATGGTGATTGCCCAGATAGTTAAGCAAGCCCGCTGGCGCGTTTTAGGTGCGAAGTGGGCTGCTGATAGTAGGTATCACCGAAGCCGGGGCGCCGTTACTCATCCCAGACGCCAATCCGCAGGAAGGCGTCTTTGCCGAACACGTCTCCAATCCCCTTGGCCGGAGCAAGCCTGCCGAAAAACTCGTTCGCCTTCGGTCATGTCCGCCCATTCTTTTGCAGGGACACTCTCCGGCTCCAGGTGGCGTATGCGCCCAAACAGGACTTCCGCGAGGGCGTCAACGCACCTATCTCTGGCGTCAGACAGCGCGATAGATTGCAGGTTTGTCAAGCACATAATTCCGTGTCAAATGCATAATTCCGGACCTACCCCCACCGTCTGAAACACCCCGCACCCATCAGCCTCGTGGTACACTCCGGTTGCATTCACAGAGGCTGCGGCCCCGCCTAAGCCCCGCGCAAAGGCGGGGCTTTTCGTTACATCCTGAAACCGAACAGAAAGCCAAACCCTACGACCTTCGATTGCTCGAACTTCGCGAACGCGCCGATGTCCGCCGTGAGGTTCGACGCCAGACGAAAGGGCATGACGATCCCAAATCCCCCGAAGAGCGAGCCGTTTTCCTGCCTCGCACCGCCAATTGCGACGATGGGCAGATTGACGTTAAATCCAAACGGACGGTCAATGCTTAGGCCCGTCGGCAAAACGAGCGACGGACTGGCCTTGTGTGTCTTGAGATCGTACACGTAGGACAGCCCTTGCCCGTGTCCGACATGGCAAAGAACCAGAAACAGCCCCAGCGAGGCAAGGAGACGGCAAGAAACACGGTTTCTCATTAGAACACCCCCGACATTCCGAACGCGGCTGTAGCGCCAGACACCGCCCCGCCGATATATCGCTTGAAAGCGAGGCCGAAGTCGAATGACGCATTCGGTTTCCCATCCGGCGTGGATTTGCTCCAAGCGTGCAGGTCGGTCAGAAACGCAGCTGCGAAGCCGCTGATTGCGCCTGCAATGATTTTCTTGAGGTCGAACATTATTGCCTTTTCTCCTTGAGCCAGTCAAAGCCGTTCACCGCCTGGCCCTCTCCAACTCCCTCACGCGCTCGTCAATCCCGTCCATCCGCTCCTTGCCGTCAAGCAATTGCTGCTGCATGACTGCAATGCGCCGAACCTCGTGATCCATGCCGCTGACCTGGGCCTCAAGGCTCTCCAACCGCTTGAGCCCCATCTGAAGCACAAGCCCGTTCCGCCACATGGCGACAATCACGGATAGCATGATGCCGCTCATCGCAATGATCGAACCGAAACTGATTGTCCAGTCGAAAGTGATCGCCGCTATCATCTCCGTCATTTACAACCCCACCTTTTCAACAACCCATTCACCCGCGAACAAGGAAAGCCCTTCGGATCCGTTTTGCGTTTCGGCGAAACCGCATAGTGAGTTGTCAAATACTGTAGCGAAGAAATTGCATTTTGCAAATCTGCGACAAGCAAACGACAGGCTTCGGTCTGCTTCTCGGTGTACGGGTCAATGCCATCGTTGCGATTGACGAAGCTGATGCCGATGCTGTAGCCGTTACAGTTCTCGCCCGACGGCCCAAGGCTCTTGCCTGCATGGAACGCAACCCGCGTGTAGGGGACGGCCTTCCAAACCACACCATCCTTGTCGATCAAATAGTGGTAGCTAAGGCCCTTGAGCCTGAGCGTGGAAAGAGCGCCGGAAAGGGAGCCGCCAGCCGTCGCATGAAGAACAATGGTCGTGATCGCCCGGAACCGGGGACGAGATGCAAGCCAGGCTGCAAGGCTCTTTATCATGACTCTCACAATGGCTCGTTTTGAAGGACCGCCCGCCGGTTGTGAAGCCGACGGGCAGGAGAACGACAATCAACGACTCACGCACCTTGCGTCAGGCACGCGCGGCCATCAATTTAGGATAGCACAACTTTCGCGGCAGATTCAACAATTCATGCAAATGGCCGGATTTGAACCTGAAAATTCCTGTACATTAGCGAGCCAAATTTTTCAGGCCGTCCTCAAAAACTGCCGCAGGGACCGCTCGGAATGAACGGCGACGAACGCGCCGGGATGGTCCGCCCAAAATCCGAGCATCGCTCGCCAGGGCTTCGCGGAGAACGCCATGTCCGCCGCCATCAGCCACACGCCCTGGGTTTCGGCGTCCACATAGCGCCAAGCCACTGCGCACAGGTCCCGCTTGAGAGCGTCCCGAACCCTTCGAGACCAGACAGCCTTGTTCAAATCGCGGCCTTCGACGTACAGATGCCGGGCAAGTGCTTGGTGCGCGGCGGAGAGCATCC